ATCGTTGTATTGAATGGTCAACGTATTGGCCACCGGAGATAAAGTGGGAACAAGGACTGGACGACGTACAAGCTCGATGCTGTCCTTCGTCGGAAACCCGTACCACCAATAGGGCGTCGCGGTGAAGGCGTAGTTCAATTCCGAGTACAGGTAGTTTCGCGGATCTTGCTGGCCGGGGAAGTAGTCATAAGTCTCCAGCATTTGCTCGTTGAAACACGCTGTGGCAGCCGCTATCTCGACAGTGTCAGTGGCAGCAGCGATGAACGTGATGATGGTATCCTCATCGTCACTTCCCGCTTCTGGCACGTCAACTCTGGCAAAGTTGCACAGTTGAGCTATCGTGACAATTGGTCCTGATCGAGGCTGGAGTATCTTTTGGAACATCATTTTCTCCGATTTAACTCCAACTGTTTGTTGTAAAGGTCAAGTGAGGGTGCCTCTGGCTCTGCAACGACAGGTTCGGGAACTTCAATGACCTCATTCTTCACTTCCGCAGGTACATTGCGGAACAACGACAAGTCGAAAGAGTTCTTGACTTCCAGTTTCTTGCCGCCAATAAGGTCAGCAAATCCCTTTTGAACAGCCTCCGAAGGAGTCATCCAAGTCTCCGCTTTCATGAGAGCGAGAATATCGGCCTTAGACTTGCCCGTTTTCTCCACATAAAGGTCACTTGCAGAGTTAGTGACAGTGTCCAGTACATCCGCCATCTTGCGCATCGTGTCGGCATCGCCCATGGACATGCCCTGAGCTTCGTGGATCATCAGAGTGGTTCCCGGAGCCATGGTTACCTTGCCCGCCGTGGCAATGAGAGAGGCCGCGCTCGCACACATACCTACCACGTTGATGTTCACTGGCTTTCCGCACTGCATAAGCAGGTTACGGATGCTGACGCCTTGGTAAAGATCACCTCCGGGCGATGACACATTCACGATCACAGACGAAAACTCTCCAGCATCAGTCATGGCATTCTTTACGCTCTCGGCTGTGATACCGTCGCCAAACCACGACTCTCCGATCACATCGAAGATGTCTAGCGAGAGTTCCTTGTTACTTGTCTGAGCCTTGAACGCGATTGGCTTCTTTTCCTGCTTGAGTGGGTCCATTATTCTTCTCCCTTGGCCAGACACATCAACGCTTGTTGCTGATCCTCTGGGGTAAATGTCTTGTAGGAATCGCAATACCTTTGTGCTGCGTCAACCGAACAGACCAGAACCTCTGAAACGAACTGGGCTGTGAGATCAGTCTTTGCTGCCTTTCGCTGAATACGATCAACAAGCGAATTGGTAATCGCTGAAAGTCGTGTGGCAAAGTTGCTCGCATCACTACCACCTGCCACGTCACCCTCTTCTGGAGGAGTAACGGGCTTCTTGACCGCTGCTGGAGGCTCTTCACCATCAGGCGCTGGAGGTTTCTGGCCAGGGATGAAGAATTCCTTTAGCACTGGATCGAAGATGGCTCCATTCGCCGGACCAGTGAGGAAGTCTCCACCGTCAATGGAATCGCGATCTTCAATCGCCCTGGCTTCGTTCGGCGTCAATTGGTAGGAATTGATGAGAACCTGATTGGTCTCTGCTCGCTCTTTTGGAGACCCGCGAAGAATTACATCCGCATCGTGCTTGGCGTAGAGAGTGGCCCACGCCTTGCGAGGTATCAGATCACGAGTAATGCTTTGTTCGATTGCTGTCGTGTAAGGAAGTAGGCACGTGTTGAAATATTCGTCGAGGAAAGCCGTGCTGCTCGCGTAGGTAGAATTCTGTTCACCCAGTCCGAGTTTGACCAACAGCGGCGCTCCTCCTAACACGCGGATAATCTCTTGGGCGTCCCATTTGCGAGACTCCAGCAATTGAGAATCCTTCGCTGTGAAGGTCATTTTTTCAAACTTCATGTCAGGGATGTATGTGAACTTCCCAGCATTCTGTGAACCTGAGAAATCCTTCCGGAGTCTATCCAGGGTGTTCTGGGCTTGTATCTCATCAGGTGCAGTGTCAGCACTGGTGGAAGTCAGGAAACCAGCCATTCCCAGACCGTTTGAGAATGTACGACCAGCGGTTTCTTCGGCAGCGATCAGGAGACTGATGGCCTCCTTTGCGAGCATGATGATCGAACTACCTTCCAGACCGAACCCTTCAAGGTTAAGCGCGGACACATGCCAGATCTCTTCCTGCTTGAATTCCCGGATGTTGCCCTGACCGTCGGAATAGCGCCAAAATAGAGTAGGAGGATTGGTCTGACGATCCCAGTGGGGGGCCATATTCCATGCCTGTAATGGGATCAATGCGAGGATTTCACCGGCTTGGTCCCGGATTATCTGGCAATAGGAATTACTTGACATGATCAACTGTGAGGCGAGAAACCAGCGCATCTGATATGAAGTTTGGTAGCTGTTTGGGCAGAAGCGGAGAATCGGATAGAGAGGGTCAGAAACCGCATGAGAGGTGCGCTGACGTCCTGATACTGTCTTGGTCTCTCTCAAAATAAGAGGCATCTTGGCAATGTCATTTGCCAGCACTCGCACACCAGATAGGAATGTCGCAACACGGACGGCAGTAGCACGCGTAACAGCCTTGCCAGAGGAAGCCGGAAATCCTACAAGTGCTTGAAGCAAGTCTCCCGATGGGGCAGCCAGTGTACTTTCCCCTTCGTTGCGAAAGGCATTCCGGATGATCGAGTTTATTTTAGTGAAAGGATTCATCGCGCCTCTGTTGCCGATGGGCAAGTTGCGGGCTGTGTGAGCAAGAACCAATGGGTTCTATATAAGGGTTATGGAACGGTCCTCCGGCTTCGAGAGCAGCGGATCGTACCCGTACTGAATACGATTTCCACCAAGTCTCATCGCACGATCCATTCCCAAACCAGCCGCGTGAAGAATGCTTTCCCAGTAGAATTCGTCGTCAGTTTGCCCGGACTGACGTTTGATCGGTCTACCGGATCTATAGGGCTTCGACAGCCCGGCACTACAGATAATCCGACTTACACGACTCTGCGTGAGCGAGAAATGAACAGCGATTTCCCGCTGTAGTACATCCGGATGTTTCTTCGTATAGACAACCACCTCTTCAACGATTGTCATGATTGCACCATGAAGAACTTGCGCTTGGGCTTAATCATGTTGTCGGGGTCGATGGCTCGGGAGATAGCCATCAGCAGAGAAGCACAACCATCGATCTTTTCCCTCTTCCTGTCTCGGGCTGGCTTGATGAAGCCAGTGCCCTGCTGAGTGGCCCAGCGCAGGTTGCTCATTTGCCACCGCATCACTGGATTGTTTGTTTGGGAGAGTTCGTGGCGCTCAATCTTGCGCATGAGTTCGAGGCAGGCCGGATTCATTTTGATCGGTGTTTGCGGATGATCGACAAATTTGTTCATCGGGAATCCCGACTCACCCAGCATCCGGATAAGCTCAGAACTCCACGCATTGTCGTATGCGACCTCTTTCAGGTCGTAGAGTTTGTTGATTTCTGTGATCTGCTCAGCTATGAACCGGACATCGGTCATATTGCCCGGTGTAGGCACCAAGAATCCGTCGCGTGCCCATGTGTCGTATGGAACGTGATCCCGCTTCACGCGATCCTGAATGTTGTCCTCAGGAATCCAGAAATACTCAATCACTCGCCATTTCTCGTCCTGAGTCAGCGGAGGGAACACCAGTACAAGTGCAGACGTATCAATCTTGGGTGCAAGATCGACTCCGGCAAAGCACAACTTGCCTTTCAACTGATCGATAGCCTCTTTGCGAAGGCGTCTTGAATCGGGATGCTTCTCTATGTCCTCTGTGCAACACTCATCCCAAGTTGCGATCTCAATTGCGGGATCTGCTGCTTCGTCGGTCCAGATGTTCTGCCGGAATCTTTTGAATTCACCAAGTGCCGTGGGCTTGCCCTGGCTCTCTGCAAATTGATTCTTGAGAGCAGTGAGGGGAAGGATGGCTCCAAGAGAAGGATTTGGTTTCACCCAGTTGCGTTCTATGCGATAGTCATCCTTTGGATCAAGGCAGAAGATGAAGGCCGCAACCTCGTCATCGGAAATCATCCCATCAAGAATGCGAGTGCAGTATTCGTGCTCACCCCAACACAGCGTGGACTTGTTCGCGCTGGCTCCTGCTGTAGTGATACAGATCAACATGGGCTGCTTACGTGTATCACCGCCGTATCTGAGAATTGACCACAGGTTCTCGGTCAGCTTCCACCGATGAAGTTCGTCAAGGATGGCAGCGGAGACAATCGCTCCGTCTGAAGTATCCGCACCACGTGCGAGTGGCGTCAGTCGGGAATTAGTCTCCGGTGAAAACAAGGATAGGACTGGAGAGTTGCCATACTTATGAATGGCTGTAGATAACTCAGTGCTCTTGTCGCGCATCGCGACTGACTCGTTGAAAACTTCACGAGCCTGCTTTTGAGCAGTTGCCGCGCAATACACACGACCGGACAGTTCCCCATCAGCGATTAAGTGATACAGTGCGAGAGCAGCGGCAAGTCCGGTCTTCCCATTCTTTTTGGCTATCTCAAGGTATAGTCGGCGAAATCGACGTGTCCCATCTAACCTCTTCCAGCCATACAGGATATACAGCACGGCCTTCTGCCACGGCATCAGGACGATTGGTTCCGTTTGTGCGGATGGGATACAGAATCGTTCACAGAAATCTATGACATACTGACCGGCTGCTGAATCGAAACGGATGTCTTTGCGTTTTAGATCTCTAACGTGTCTCTGTATCGCTTTCGTTATCCAAGGACCAACAATTATTGAACCGTCCAGTACTCCAGCAATATATTCTTCGGCTGAATAACTCAGTGGAGGAACACCGACAACTCCGTTAAGTTCGATAGTCATACTGCCTTGCAGTCCCAATACTTAGAATCACTAGCAAACACACGAAAGCCTCAACCCGGTTAAGGGCTGAGGCATCGTGAGCAGCACATGGCTGCGGTTGATTAAGCGTTGGTGGTGAGCAGAGCTACTGCTTCCTGCAACACGTTGCGCTGGTCGGTGCGGCGGTAGCCCATGACGATGGTCTGTCCGTTCAGAGCAGCAACCTGATCCAGCACCTTGATGTAGATGTTGGAATCGCCACGGTCGCCGATTACCCAGCCGGCATTGAAGTCGCCGAAGAGCACCGCGCCGGTTACAGCGGGAGACAGCACGTAGGTGGGCATCGCGGACGAGAAGTTGACCGGGAAGCCAAGCAGACGAGCCGCACCAGAAGGATCGTAGGTGATGTAGGTCTGGAACTGGCTGGCCGCGATCTGCGCCTTGTACAGACGGTGGAACTCTGCACGGTTCACCAGGAAGTGAGCATTCGCGAAGTAAGCAGCGTGCACGGACGCAACCAAGTCGAGAATGTTGTTGATGGTGAGAGCCTCAGTCGCGAACGGAGTGGCATTGGTCAGATAGCCCATAGGAGCAGTGGTTCCGCCGCCGTTGATGAAGGCATTTTCCTCATAGTTGTAAACTGCCCTGTTGAGATCGGCAGTCAGGAACTGCGAGAGAGCCTTTACATCCTGCATGAGTTCCCAGGACACGGCCACGGAATCGCCGCCCATGAAGGCCGTCAAAGTTGTGGTCAGGAAACTCGGAACCGCAGTGCCGAATGCGTTCGCACCAGAGTTGGTAGACTCCGCCTTTGCGGAAGCCACTGTCTTTGCACTCTGATAGGGCAACTTGATGTCCATTTCCGTGGTGATGACGCGGCTCAGCTTGCGAGCCGATGCTTCGATTACCGCCAGATTGGGGATGGTCGGATCAGTCTGGCTGGGCACCAAGTACGATCCGTCTGCCGCTGTTCCGCCTTCACCGAGGGCCGCATTGCGGAAGTCGCGAGACTTGAGCGCATTCCAGAAAGCCGTCGCATACTCGGGTGAGCAGTTGTTGAACTTCTTGGTCGCAGAGGCCTTGAAGTCCGGAATGACGATCTGGCTGGTGGGCTGTCCGACTTCGAGCAAACCCTTGTCGATGTTGGCGACACGCGTCAGGTTGATGTTGATTGTGTCCAGTTCCTTGGTGAAGTTAGAGAATGTCTCTTCTTCAGCAGCCGTGAACTGAGCCTTCTCAGCGGTGGCCTTGGTCAACATGGCTTGCTGAGCGTTCAGGATTTCCCGCTTCCGGGCGTTGAGAGTTTTGCTATCCATGACGGAACCTCTTTTTGAAGTTGCCCAAAGTCGCTCAGCGGAGCGGGAATGGCACATGACCGTGTTACCGACTCAATGGAGCGGAAACATGGCTTCTGAAGAGGGGTTAGGAAATCAAATCATCAGGCTGGGGAAGGTCAGGAGGCGTATGAGGCGGGATGGGGTTTCACCGGCTTCATGAATTCACTACGAGTTGCGGTTTAGGCTTTTGCGCTAGGAAACTTTGAAGGTTTGACTTCGGCGCAGCGGCGACGGTCACGCGTGACCTATCCGCCGGTGTCATAGCGAAGCGACTGCCTAGGGAAATGAACTGACTCATTTCAGCCGCGTTCATTTTGTCAAAGTTGTACCGCATTTTCGTACAGAGCCTGACGCATAATTCAAAGTGATCACGGTCCGACTCAAACAGCACTCCGGGGCATGCCCGTTTGACCATGTCACGCCAGACTCGTTTTTCAACAAGTGATAGTTGCGGGGAGGGACTGCCTAACGGGTGAGTGTTTGTAGGTTCACTAGGACGCGCACGCGCAGGGTGCTCTACAAAACTCCCTTTCGCTTCCAAAAGTGCGGTTGGTGTGCGAGGTGTAGGCATATTTTGAGCCTTTTTTCAAATTATGATCGGGCCATACGCGTAAAAATG